CTTCAACTTGCAGGTACAGGACACTATGATGGTACTGCTGGTAAAATTACGAATAACGCAACTAACACGACAGCAACTTCAGGTGACCTAGAGCTAACTGCATTAGGAACTTCTGGTAGTGTTATTATAGAATTAAGAAAAGACGGATCATTTACTGCCTAATTATTATGACAATTGCTAATACAAAGGTTGTGGATACCACTTCGAAGTATATTGTACAATCGAAAGGTATCAAAGATGAGACCGATCAGATAGTAGTTGACGCTGAAAAACTTACAAGTGGTAATAATAAATCATTAGTAAGTTTGATAGAATGTTATTATTTAATAGAGGGAACTGGCACAATAACGTTAAGTGCCTCTAGTGAAGAAAATGATTTGACTTTAACTGGTAAAGGTAAGTATGGATTACGACCCGATCAATTAAAGTTTGGTAACGATAAACAAATATTATTAACAACTGATTCAAATGTAGAGAGTTATTTGTTAGTGACAGAATTTAGGAGAAATAACTAATGGCTGATGTGGTAACAAGTCAAACGATAGTAGATACATCTGGTACTAAAACCGTGATGAAGTTTACTAATATAAGTGATGGATCAGGTGAAACACTTGTGACTAAAATGGATGCAAGTGCTTTGACTTTCATGACCGAAGATGCTAATAGAACAATTGCAAAAATATATTGGGCAATCAATACTACAAATGGTAAATCTGGTGTTGAAATATTGTGGGCAGGTAGTGGTACAAGTTCTGCTGACGCAACAATAGGATTCTTTTCTGGTCGTGGTTTTCACGATTACAATGTGGCAGGAAATAGTATTCCGAACAATGCAACACTAACAGCAAACACAAGTCCTGCTGGTGATATATTATTTTCAACAAAAGGATTTGTTGCAGGTGATAACTATACTATCATCATTGAAGTAAGGTAAACAAAGAATTAAAGAGAAGGTGGAGAAAACATGAAACTAATAACAGAAACAATAGAAGATATCGAAGTATTGACAGAAGCAACCTCTAACGGTGGCAAAGCATACAAGATAAGAGGTGTCTTTATGCAAGCGGATATTAAGAACCGTAATGGTCGTGTTTATCCAGTACAGACTCTTGCTAAAGAAGTTGCTAGATACAACGAACAATTTATAAACAAGAAACGTGCTTTCGGTGAACTAGGACATCCTGACGGACCTACTGTTAACCTAGAAAGAGTTTCACACATGATTACTAGTCTAAAACCAGAAGGTAAAAACTTCATAGGTGAGGCTAAGATAATGGATACGCCGTATGGTAAAATCGTTAAGAATTTAATTGACGAAGGTGCTCAATTAGGTGTATCATCAAGAGGTATGGGATCAATACAAGGCAGTACTGTCGGTAAAGATTTCTATCTTGCTACTGCGGCTGATATAGTTGCAGACCCATCAGCGCCCGATGCTTTCGTAGAAGGTATTATGGAAGGCAAAGAGTGGGTATGGGACAACGGCGTACTGAAAAGTATGGAAGTTGAAAGATACAAACAACAAATAGAGAACACGAAACGAGCCGAATTGGCAGAAACAAAAGCCTCTATTTTTAACGATTTTTTATCTAAACTTAAATAACCTACGCAACTTTAAAACGTTTCGTAGAGTTTAAGATGATAAATTATATAAATAATAATAACTTAAATTTATAAATTTAAATTACTAATAATCAAGGAGAGACCGAATGTCAGAAACTACAAAAGAAGTAGAAAAGTTAGAGGAAGTTAATGCGGCTGTAAAAGACGCTGCCCCTGGCGAAGCTACTCACCTTAAAAATGACGCAGTTGATATGGGTGCTCCAGTTGTAAAACCAACTGACAAGAATCCAGACGCTGCTTCAAAGGCAAAACAAAATACTTCGGATCCAGCACTTAAAAGCGCTAAAGACGGCAGTAACCCTGCTGGAAAAGGCGACATGAAACCAACTTCTATGAAAGAAGAAGAAGTGGAAATCGAAGCAACAGAAGATCAAGAAGTTGTTGCTGAAGAAGAAACTAAAGAAGTTGAGATCGATTTATCTGCTGATGTTAAGGCATTAGTTTCAAGTGACGCTGATTTATCTGAAGAATTCAAAGATAAAGCTGCGACAATTTTTGAAGCTGCTGTTAAGACAAGAATCCAAGAACAAACTAAAATCCTTGAGGCACAGTACGAAGAAAAACTTTCAGCTGAAACTGAAACAGTAAAAGAAGCTATGGTCGAAAAAGTTGACTCATACCTAAACTATGTTGTTGAAGAATGGATGAAAGAAAATGAATTAGCAGTTGAAAGAGGAATTAGAACTGAAATTGCTGAGGACTTCATTACTGGTCTTAAAGACTTATTCAAAGAACATTATATTGATGTTCCAGAAGAAAAATACAATGTACTAGACGACTTAACTAATCAGAATAAAAAACTTGAAGATAAGTTAAATGAACAGATTGCAAAAAATGTTGATCTAACTAAAGAAGTTTCTGAATCTGCAAAAGCAAAAGCAATTGATGAAGTATCAACTGATCTTGCTGACACAGAAAAAGAAAAATTCGAGAAAATGGCTGAGAATGTTGAGTACGATAGTGCTGACAAGTTTAGAGAGAAACTAGAAACTATTAAAGAATCTTATTTCCCTAAATCTAAAATTGAAGAAACTGCTTCGAAAGATGAAGTTGATTCAGTTGCGGCAAACGCTCCGATTGAGAGCAATACCGATGCTATGGCTGCATATACAGCCGCTATTACTAAAAACCTTAAATCTGTAAAGATTTAATTAATTAAACTTAGGAGAGATAAAAATGTATCTTACTGAAACATTACAAGACAAATGGCAGCCAGTATTGGAGCATCCTGATTTACCAAAAATCGGTGACGCATACAAAAGAGCTGTAACAACTGTTATCTTGGAAAACCAAGAAAAAGCAGTTAGAGAAGACAGATCATTTATGTCAGAAGCTGCACCAACTAACGCAACTGGTTCATCTGTTGACAATTGGGATCCTGTTTTAATATCACTTGTTAGAAGAGCAATGCCTAACTTAATCGCATACGATATTTGCGGTGTTCAACCTATGACTGGTCCAACTGGTTTGATTTTCGCTATGAAATCAAGATTTGGTTCACAAGCAGGTGCTGAGGCATTATTTAACGAAGCTGATTCAGACTTCTCATCTAGAGATGCTGCGTCTGACACAGGTTCAACTTCTGTACAAGCAGGAACTAACCCGAGTGTACTTAATGACTCACCCGCTGGTACTTACACTACTGGTGACGGTATGTCAACTGCACAAGCAGAAACACTTGGTGACGGAACTGATGAGTTTGCTGAAATGGCTTTCTCAATCGATAAAGTTACGGTTACTGCAAAATCAAGAGCTCTTAAAGCTGAATACACTATGGAACTTGCTCAAGACTTAAAAGCAATCCACGGTTTAGACGCTGAAACAGAACTTGCTAACATCCTATCTTCTGAAATCTTAGCTGAAATCAATAGAGAAGTTGTTAGAACAATCTACACAACTGCAAAAGCAGGTGCTCAAGTTAATACTACAACTGCTGGTATTTTTGATCTTGACACAGACTCTAACGGTAGATGGTCAGTTGAGAAATTCAAAGGACTATTATTCCAATTAGAGAGAGATGCTAATGCGATTGGTCAACAAACGAGAAGAGGAAAAGGTAACATGATTATCTGTTCAGCTGACGTTGCTTCTGCACTTCAGATGTCAGGTGTTCTTGATTACGCTCCTGCTCTTGCGACTAACTTAAACGTTGATGACACAGGAAATACTTTCGCTGGTGTATTAAATGGTAAATTTAAAGTTTACATTGATCCATATAGTGCAAACGTATCTGCTGCTCAATTCTACGTTGTAGGTTACAAAGGTACTTCACCTTACGACTCTGGTATATTCTATTGCCCATATGTACCACTACAAATGGTAAGAGCCGTAGGTCAAGATAGTTTCCAACCAAAAATCGGTTTCAAAACTAGATATGGTATGGTTGCTAATCCTTTCGCAACTACTAATGGTACTGGTGCAATTGACATAACGTCTCCTGCAGCTGGTGACCAAAACGTATATTACAGACGTGTTAAAGTTTCTAACATTATGTAATATTGGTTGATACCGATTATAAAAGAGGGCGCTTCGGCGCCCTTTTTTTTGTTCTAAAAATCATTATAAATAGTAGTATGACAGATACAAATATAATTGATAGAGAACCTACTAAATTTGACTATGCAAGTCCGATTCAGTTTAGGTTTAAAATGACTAAACTACCACAAGTAGAATTCTTTGTACAGACAGCAAACATACCTGGTATTACTTTAGATGAGGTTCAACAACCTACAAGATTGAAAGCAATAGCTTTACCAGGGTCTACATTATCTTTTGCTAATTTAGATTTATCTTTTCTCGTAGATGAAAATTTAAATAATTATAAAGAGTTGCACGATTGGTTAATTGGTTTAGGTACGCCAGAGTCCGATTCACAATTTGCAGGACTTTTGACAACAGGTAGTGATAGGTTTCCTGGTTCAACTGCAAGTTCAGCAGCAACAGGATCAAATACAGCACAACCTCTTAATGAAGGTGGTATATATTCAGACGCAACACTCACAGTTTTAAATAATAAGAATGTTGCTAAAACAGAAATACGATT